AAATCAATGGGAAGTTATCGAGCTCCCTGCTATTTTACCTAGTGGTAAACCTTTGTGGCCAGAGTATTGGCCATTGGAAGAAATAGAAAGTGTAAAGGCATCCCTACGAGGTGGACCAAAGTGGCACGCACAATACATGCAAAACCCAACCTCCGAAGAAGGGGCACTTATAAAAAGGGAGTGGTGGAAAGAATGGCCAAATGATAAACCACCTAAGTGTGATTACATTATTCAAAGTTACGACACAGCGTTTTTAAAATCAGAGATGGCGGACTATAGTGCCATAACCACGTGGGGAGTATTTTATCCAGAAGGTCGACTAGGTGGAGAAGAAATCTACCATGGCGACGCACCACATATTATTTTATTAGACGTGGTTAAAGGTAAGTATAATTTCCCTGAACTTAAAGGTCAAGCCTTTAAACAATACGAACACTGGGAACCTGACGTAGTGATAATAGAAGGTAAAGCCTCAGGTATGCCCCTAACACAAGAACTCCGTAACGTAGGAATTCCTGTTCAAAATTACGTTCCTTCTAAAGGCAACGACAAAGTAGCAAGAGTCAACAGCTGTGCTCCATTGTTCGAGTCTGGCATGGTTTGGTATCCTGATACTAATTGGGCAAAAGACGTAATAGAAGAATGTGCGGCATTTCCAGCAGGTGATCATGACGATTTAGTAGACTCCACAACCCAAGCTTTAATGAGATTTAGGCAAGGCGGTTTTGTGAAGTTGCCTTCCGATTATGAAGAAGAGGTTTTATATAAGAAGAAAATGAGTTATTATTGATAACTTAAAGGGTAGAAAAATATGGCAATAGAAGCACAAAGATATCCAAAAAAGGGCGAACCTATAATTCCTCAAGGTGAAGAAGAATTAATAGTAGAAGTAGCTGAAGAAGATCCATCCGCAGGTGGTGTTGAATTTCAAGTAGGTCAGAACGGTGAAATGTTGCCCATGGACGATCCAGCAGAAGTTCAAGAAAACGAACACAACACTAACCTCACCGAACTTTTAGAAGAAAATTTTCTTGGAGAAATATCAGGAGAATTAGTAGGAGCTTATCAAGAAGACAAAGAATCTCGTGATGATTGGCTTACTGCTTTTGCTAATGGCTTAGATTTATTGGGAATAAAATCAGAAGATCGAGATATGCCGTTTCCAGGAGCAAGTGGCGTAACCCATCCGTTACTTTCAGAAGCAGCAACCCAATTTCAAGCTCAAGCTTATAGAGAATTATTACCAGCCAATGGTCCAGTTAACACTAAAGTCGTAGGAGCAGAATCTCCCGAAACTGCCGCACAATGTCAGCGTGTCAAGGAGTACATGAACTACCAAATCACCGAAGAAATGCAAGAATACGATCCAGATATGGATAGTTTGCTTTTTTACCTACCTTTGGCGGGAAGTGCCTTCAAAAAAGTCTATTTTGACTCATTATTGGGTCGTGCGACGTCTGCTTTTGTAAAAGCGGAGGATTTAGTCGTCAGTTATGACACTACAAACCTAGAAACTTCGCCAAGAATTACTCATGTTCTTAATATGACGGGAAATGACATCCGAAAAATGCAATTAAGTGGTGTTTACCGTGATATTGAGATCGGTAACCCTGGAGAAATGACTTTAGATGATGCAAAAGACAAAATTGACGAGTTACAGGGTCTAAGTAAGCCCACCAGCGACTATAATGAGTACACTTTACTAGAAATACACGTTGATTTAGAGCTAGAAGGCATAGATGAGTACGAATATGCAGTACCTTATATAGTCACTATTCTTGAAGACAGTGGTGAAATTCTCGCAATTAGGCGTAATTGGGCACTAAACGACGAATTATTGCGTAAAAAAGAGTATTTTGTACACTATAAGTTCCTTCCAGGACTTGGATTTTACGGTTTTGGGCTAATTCACATGATTGGGGACTTAACTAAGTCCGCTACAAGCATTTTAAGGCAATTAATTGACGCTGGAACGCTTAGTAACCTTCCCGCAGGGTTTAAAGCACGTGGTATGCGTGTTCAAGGTGAAGATGAACCTTTAAGACCAGGAGAATTTAGGGATGTTGACGTTCCAGGAGGCACAATCCGTGATGCATTGATGCCACTACCTTATAAAGAGCCTAGTAACGTATTAAGTCAGTTATTAGGCATACTTATTGACTCTGGAAGACGATTTGCAAGTATTGCGGACATGCAAGTCGGTGATATTGGCTCCCAACAACTTCCAGTAGGCACAACTGTTGCTATGTTAGAGCGTGGCACTAAAGTTATGTCTGCTATACATAAAAGACTTCATTTTGCCCAGAAAAAAGAATTTAGACTCTTGGCTGGCGTTTTCTCGAGATCGCTACCCCCAATATACCCTTACGCAGTAGCTGGTGCCAGCCAAGAAATTAAACAATCAGATTTTGATGACCGTATTGATATTATCCCAGTAAGTGATCCTAATATATTTAGTATGGCTCAACGTGTGATGTTAGCACAACAAGAACTACAAATGGCGCAAGCAGCACCACAAATACACAATTTACGAGAAGCCTATAAAAGAATGTACGAAGCACTAGAAGTAAAAAACATAGACTTACTTTTACCGCCTCCACCAGAAGTTCCACCAAGAGATCCAATCAGTGAACAACAGGCAGCGATAATGGGACAACCTATTAAGGCTTTTGAGTTTCAAAACCATGATGCATACATAGCAGCACACAGTGCGTTTTTACAAAACCCACAAATGCAACAAAATCCAGTGGCTCTTCAATCAATACAAGCTAATATACAAGAACACATAGCAATGGGGTACAAACAACAAATCGAACAGGCACTCGGTCAACCATTACCACCGCTTGATCAAATGCAACAGATGCCACCAGAGCAAGCTCAAGAATTAATGAATGAAATAGCAACTGCAGCAGCAACCGCAACTCAACAAGTAACAGGTCAACAAGAAGCTCTCGTGAAAGCACAACAAAGTGCTCAAATGGATCCAATTGTAGAACTTAAGAAAGAGGAAATTGCACAAAGGGCTCAAGCAGATGCTTTACGAGCAGAGGTAGATCAGGCTAAAATAGAATCACAAGAAGCAATCGCAGAAATGAAGGTTGCTCAAGATAGAGAAGAAGCCTTGTTAAAAGCACAAGGTGATATTAACAAAACGTATGGTCAGATATTGAAAGATGTAAGATCATCCGATACAAAAACTAAAGGTGAGTAAATGAAAGACACAACTAAGTATAAAAAAGTGAGTTTCCCAGCTCCTAGAAAAATTGATTTGTCTAAACCAGTTAAAGGTACTACAATTCTTAATGCAACAAGCAGTAGTGTTTTTGGCGATGGTCAGAAAACAGTTCAAGGGAAAGGTGCTGCAACTCAAGGTACTAAGTTTAATAAAAGCCCTAGCGGAGCAAGATAAACATAGATGAGTGATTCTCCAGAAGCATTTGTATATAATGCCACACTAGATCGCATTATTGACGGAGACACATTTGATTGTGTCTTAGATCTTGGTTTTGATGTAAAACTACACAAACAAAGAGTGCGTCTAGCAGGTATTGATACACCTGAGTCTAGAATCAACACAAAAAGATATCCAGAAAGAACTCAAGAAAAAGTTATGGGCAAAGCTGCAAAAGAACGACTAAAAGAACTTTGCACAGGAAAATTCAAGCTTAAATCTTTGGGTAAAGGTAAATACGGAAGAATTTTAGGTGTCCCGTACACAGAAGACGGTGACGATATTTGTAAAAAACTAATATCAGAAGGTCATGCTGTTGAGTATTGGGGCGGAAAGAAAACAAAAAACTGGGGAGAATAATATGCCAGGACAAAAAGGTAGAACAAAGTCTGAAAAAGATAGAAAAAGATTTAAATCACAAAAAGGTAGATCAATTTCTGATAAAGATATAGAAAGAATTCTTGCAGCAGGTAATGTAAATAGTAGAAGAAATCGACAAGAAGGGAGCAAATAATATGCCAGGAATGACAGAAAGAAAAAGAGATATGAGAGGTGAAACTAAAACCTCTCGTGGGGACTATGGTAAAAAAGGCTACGGTCATGGCGGAGACGTCAAAAAATATGGCGGTGGCGGTAAAGTCTATAAAAAGAAAAAATAATGCCTAAAAAAGAAAAACCAGGACTCTGGGCTAATATTCACGCTAAACGTAAACGCATCGCAGCAGGAAGCGGTGAACGTATGCGGAAAAAAGGTGAAAAAGGCGCACCCACTGCTGCACAGATGAAAGCAGCACAAGGCAAAGCCATGGGTGGTGAGATCCAAAATTTTGAAATAGGTGGCGCAGTAAAGTCAGGTATGCACAGAGGTTGTGGCGCAGTGATGCCCAATAGACGGAAAAAGACTAAATATTCATAATGGCTAAATACGCAGGCAAAACCGTAACACTAAATCGACCAAGAGCTATCCGTAAAGGAGAGCCTGGATACGGGAAGAAACGTAAAGTAGTTTTTGTTTCTAAATGTAGTAGTGGCGGTAATAAAGTTAAGCGAATCACTTTTGGTGATAAAAAATTAGGTAAACACCCAGGAGACAAAAGCAGAAAGAAAAGTTATTGTGCTCGTAGTGGTGGAATAAAGGGGAAAACAGATAGGTGTAGTGCTAATTATTGGGCACGCAGAGATTGGAACTGTTAACATGACAGAGGAAGAGGTTATTATTTTTTTACAGGGGTTTGGCTTCACTTGTAAGTTAGAGGACTTAACTTAATGGATCCAGTTTATTTAGTACAAAAAGTTTTAAAAGAACTTCGTCAAAGACAAGAAGACTTAACTGAAGTGTTAAGAACAGGCGGTGTTCAAGATTGGGAAGGATATCAAAAAATACTCGGTGAGCTTGCAGGTCTGAGCTCAGCCGAGAGAATAATAATAGACCTGCAAAACATCAAGGAGCAAAACGATGGCAGTTGATGCACAAAAAGTAGAAGAACCAAAAAGCAACCCGATCCCAGACCATGTTCCAATGGACAGGGAATCAAAACTAGAGGAAGAAAAACAAGAGTTCACACCTGAATCAGTTCAGGAAGATGAGTCTCTTATAGAAAAACTTCCTGATCCCACAGGATACAGAATATTGATACTACCTTTTAGTCAAAAACAAATGACTAAAGGCGGAATCTTATTAGCCGACACTACCTTAGAAAAAGAAAGATTAGGTACTAATGTTGGTTTCGTAGTATCATTGGGACCAGATGCTTACAAAGATAAATCTAAATTTCCGAATGGCGCATGGTGTCAAGAAAGAGATTGGGTTATATTTGGAAGGTACGCAGGAGCTAGAATCAAGATTGATGGTGGTGACTTGCGCTTATTAAACGATGATGAAGTATTAGCTGTGGTGAGTAACCCAGAAGATGTACAGTAATCACGCAAACTAAAGGAGAAAAATCATGGCAGAACCCATGCAACAAGAAACTGAAAACGAAGAGGTCGAGATTCAGGTAGAGGCACCAGAGGAAGAACAAAACCCAGAAGTTGCCGTTGAAGAACCTCAGGAAGAAACCCAACAAGAAAAACCCCAAGAAGCAAAATCCGATGAAGAGGAAATTGCCGACTATAGTGAATCTGTTAAAAAACGAATAAATAAGCTAACTTATAAGATTCGTGAAGCAGAGAGAAGGGAAGCAGCAGCAGTTGAATACGCTAAAGGTGTTCAACAAAAATTAAATAATACACAAGCAACCCTTTCACAAAAAGATAAAAACCTATATGATGAATATAGTGCAAGAGTTGAAAGCCAACTTGCTAGTGCCGAAGATCAGTACAAGAAAGCACATGATATCGGAGACACAGAGCAGATGTTGGCAGCACAAAAAGATGTTGCTACACTTGCTGTAGAACTTGAAAGTCTAAATAGAGTTAGACCTCAAGAAGAAGCACAAGAACAACCTGTTGATGTACAACAACCTCAGCAACCTGTTCAGCAACCTCAAGTGCAAACTCCGCCAGCTCCCGATGCGAAAGCTCAGGAGTGGGCAGCAAAGAACAATTGGTTCGGCGAAGATTTGGCTATGACAACAAGTGCTTTTGCTTTTCATAGACAATTGGTTGAACAAGAAGGATTTGATCCAACAACTGATGATTATTATCAGGAAGTGGATCGAAGAATGGCGGAAGCCTTTCCCCACAAGTTAAACGGTGGTGGAGAAGTTTCTCAAGTAAATAACGTTCAAGAGAATGTTGTAAATTCTAGCAGAGGTGCTAGAGGCAGAACAGGAAAAGGACGCACAGTAAAGCTATCATCTAGTCAAGTTGCAATAGCAAAAAGATTAGGTGTTCCGCTTGAAGAATACGCTAAACACGTTAAGTGAAGGAGATAAAATGGTAGATAAAAATACAACAAATGTAGAAAAAGATACCGCTACAGATCGAGCTCCAAGATCTGCAGATAGTCGAGCAGAAACTGCTCGCCCAAAACCATGGCAACCACCGTCTTTATTAGACGCACCAACGCCACCAGAAGGTTACGTTTACAGATGGATACGAGAATCAATGGCAGGAGTAGAAGACAAAGCGAATATGTCTAAACGTATTCGTGAAGGATGGGAACCTGTGAGAGCAGAAGACCACCCTGAGTTTGAAGCCCCAACTGTTGAACACGGTAGACATACAGGCGTAATCGGAGTAGGTGGGTTAATCCTCGCAAAGATGCCAATCGAAACCGTCGAACAACGACGTGCATACTACAATAAAATGGCTTCAGACCAAATGGAGGCAGTCGATTCGAATCTAATGCGAGAAAGTGACAGCAGGATGCCTATTAGTAAACCTAATAGAAATACTCAAGTCACATTTGGTAAAGGAGGCGATTCTTAGAATCGTCAATATAAATTAACTTAAAAAAGGTGAAAACATGGCAAATGTAAATGACCCAAATGGATTCACACCAGCATATCACATGGCTGGGGGCACTATTCGTCCTTCTGAGTTTCCTATCCAAAGTGGTGCTACTGGCGATATCTTTTCAGGTGACGTCGTTAAGCTCACAAGCGGATATGTACTTCAAGGAGGGGCAACAGATGCTCCGCTAGGTGTATTTGGTGGCTGTGAGTACCAAAAGTCGACAGGAGAAGTAGTCTTCACAAGAAGATTTGTCTCAGGTACGGCTACACTAGGTTCTGCAAATATTAAAGCATACGTGTACGCTGATCCTAACATCGTGTATGAAGCCCAGTTTACTGGGACTCCTGCACAAACTGATGTTGGAAAAGTGCACACTATCTCTACAACTGCAGGTGATACTAATAACAACCGTTCGAAAGAAGGTGTGACTACGACTACTGCTAGTGGTATAGCAAAATTGGTGGCTTATGTGGATAGACCAGATAACACTGCTAATGCGCAATACGCTAGAGGGTATTTCATATTCCCAGCTTCGACGTACGGAAACGACTAAGAGGTGAATAACAATGGCAATTAATAGAGCTCAATTAGTAAAAGAACTCGAGCCTGGACTGAATGCACTTTTTGGTCTCGAGTATAATCGTTACGAGAACGAGCACGCTGAAATTTTTGATACAGAAACTTCAGATCGTGCGTTTGAGGAAGAAGTGATGTTATCAGGCTTCGCACAAGCTCCAGTAAAAGGAGAAGGTGCAGCGGTAAGCTATGATACAGCACAAGAAACCTTCACGTCTCGTTACACTCACGAAACGGTAGCCCTCGCTTTTGCGTTGACAGAAGAAGCAATCGAAGATAATCTCTACGACACACTTTCTTCTAGATACACTAGAGCTTTGGCTAGGTCGATGGCAAATACGAAGCAAGTTAAGGCTGCAAACGTACTTAATAATGGTTTCTCTACTTCCTATCCAGGAGGCGACGGGAAACCTCTCATGACTACAGATCACCCAACTCTTACAGCAGGGGATCTAGCGAATGAGCCAAGTTCAGCAGCAGACCTCAACGAAACTTCGTTGGAGAATGCCTTAATCGATATCTCTGGATATAAAGATGAAAGAGGTATTAAGGTTAATGTACAAGCTAGAAAACTGATCGTTCCACCACAACTACAATTTGTAGCTGACAGGATTTTAAATACTCCTGGCAGGGTGTCAACATCAGACAACGACATCAACGCCATGCGAAACATGGGGATGTTGCCAGAAGGCTACACTGTTAACCACTATCTAACCGACACAGATGCATGGTTTGTTAAAACTGATGCACCTAACGGCATGAAGCACTTTGAAAGAGCTGCAATGGCAACTGGTATGGAAGGAGACTTCGAAACTGGTAATGTTAGGTATAAAGCGAGAGAAAGATATTCTTTCGGTTGGTCAGATTGGAGAGGTGTTTACGGTTCTCCTGGTGCCTAATACGGTTTTTTAAATCGTTAGGAAAGGGATCTTCGGATCCCTTTCTTTTTTGTATTTAATAATATAGAATAAACTTCTAGGGTTTATTAACTTTGTTCTATAGACTGACCTAGCAGACTACGCCAAGACTATAGAACTATTTCCGTAGGAGGAAATAATTATGGCAAATTCAACATTTAGTGGACCAGTCAGATCTGAAGGAGGTTTTGAACAAATCTCCAAAAATTCGACAACAGGTGCTATAACAACTAATCTAGACATAGATACAAGTGGTAATATTACTACTACAGGATATGTTTCTGCTTATTCTAATATAGAAAGTATTACAAGTGCTACACACAGCGTTGAGTCAACAGACTCAGGTAAAGTGTACACGCTAAATAGAGCAGCAGGAATTGTAGTAACACTACCTACAGCAGCAGCTGGTCTTAACTATACATTTATAGTAGGCACAACCTTTACAGGTGCAGGACAGATTAACACTGACAACGCTAGTGATTTATTCTCTGGTTTTGCTCAGATATTTGACCCAGCAACTGCTGGCGACACAAATACTTTTATCCCTGATGCTAGTGATGATGATACTATTGATTTAGGATCAGCAGCTCAAGGTTGGTTAGTGGGTGGAATTATCCGCTTAAAAGCAACTACAGCAGCAGTATGGCATTGTGAAGCCTTCTTACACGGTGATGGCACATTAGCCACTCCATTTGAATAAGGAGTAAATTATGGCTGACGCAGTAACTTCAACAACAATTGTTGATGACGATAGAAAAGCTGTTATACAGCTGACCAATACGTCCGACGGAACTGGTGAATCGGCTGTTACCAAAGTAGATGTAAGTGCACTTTCTGCAAGAACCAGCGATGGTGCTGCTTGTACAGGTTGTAAAGTTTCAAGAGTGAACTATTCAACCTTTGGTATGAGCATTAAATTGTTATGGAACGCTAGTACCAATACAATATGTTGGGACTTAAATTCTGACTATAGCGATGATGTCGACTTTTCATACATGGGTGGTTTGCAAAATACTGCAGCTGCTAGTGGAAAAACAGGAGACATTAAACTTACAACTACAGGTCATGCCAGTGGAGATTCTTACGTTATCGTTTTAACAGTAATAAAAGAATATTAATGGCAACTTCGGGTACTAAGACCTTTCAGTTAACCATAGCCGACACAATAGAAGAGGCGTATGAACTGGCTGGTTTAGAACTTAGAACAGGATATGATGCGGAAACTGCTAGACGATCTTTAAACATAATGTTTGCAGATTGGTCTAATAGAGGTATTAATCTCTGGACAATAGAACAGGTTACAACCAACCTAACGTCAGGGACAAACAGCTATACTTTAAATGCATATGATTTAGACATAGTTTCCGCAATCATTCGACAGATTGATTCCAATTCCAACACCACAGATCTACAAATGACAAGGATCGGTAGAACTGAATATTTAAACATACCTGATAAATCTTCTACAGGAAGACCTACTCAAATATTTTTAGATAGACAAACTACTCCAGTTGTTAAACTGTGGCCAACACCAGACAGTACATACACCTATAGGTTGGTTGCTAACACCATACAGCGTATAGATGATGTAACTGCTTCTGCTCAAGACCCAGAAATACCTTCAAGGTTTATGCCTTGCATGGCTAGTGGGTTAGCCTACTACATTGCTTTAAAGAAAAACCCAGAAAAAGCTGGGTTATTAAAGCAACAATACGAACAAGACTTTAAACTTGCTGCTGATGAAGACCGTAATAGAGCTTCTCTGCATCTTGTCCCTAGTAGGAGTTATTTATAATGGCTTATGCTATAGGTAAATATTCTCAAGCTCAGTGTGATAGATGTGGTTTTGTCTATAAATATCTTCAAATGAAAACAGAGTGGAATGGTTTAAAGGTTTGCCCTGATTGTTATGAACCTAAACAACCCCAACTAGACCCAGTTAGAGTACCTGTTGATCCAGAAGCCTTGAGACAACCAAGAGGAACTGAATCTGCACCAACTGCTGGATATGGTATAGTTAGATCAGGAAATACTGTGAACGCAGACGGAGTTAGTGCAGTTTCTATGGATGTTGCACATAATGATGTTATTGGTTCTAGTTTTTATATGGACGAAGTTACAGGAAGTTTAGGTACTGTAACAGTAACTACAGGATAATGTAATGAGTTGGACTTATTCTACATTAAAAACTGCAATACAAGATTACGCTGAATCTACAGAAACATCTTTCACTAACCATTTAGATGATTTTATAAAATCAGCGGAAGAGCGTATTTTAAAAGCCGTTCAATTAGACGATTTTATTAAAAATGTAACAGGGACAGCAACTTCTGGATCTGCCTATTTAGGAGCACCCAGTGATTTCCTATCCCCTTTTAGTTTAGCAGTTATAGATAGTTCTTCTAACTATAGTTATCTTAAATTAAAGCATCCAAGTTTTATACGGGACTACACACCTGCATCTTCCACTACGGGAGAACCAAAGTATTACGCAGAGTTTGACGAAAATACTTTTATATTGGCACCAACGCCTAATTCAAACTACACATTTGAGCTGCACTATTTTTATAGACCCTCATCCCTTACTTCGGCAGGTGATTCTGGTACAACTTGGCTTTCTACTAACGCACCTAATGCATTGTTATATGGTAGTTTAGCAGAAGCAATGATGTACTTAAAAAATTATGAAACATCACCAATCTATGAACAAAGATTTCAAGAGGCACTTGCCTTGATGAAAAATCTTGGAGAAGGTAAATCTACCCGAGATCAATATAGATATGACCAAGTAAGGAGATCACCACAAGCATGAAAATAAAAGAACTCGAAGGGGCGAATATCGCCATAGTCGCTATGGGAGAAAGTCAATTAGACTATCATTTATCCATATCACACGGAAACGAATTCGATGAAGTTTGGGCTATAAATGCTATGGCAGGAATAGTTAAACAAGTTGATAGAACATTTATGTTGGATCCAGCTAGTAGGTTTTTTGATTCAGATGACGCAGGTAGTCAAACACACCTTATGCGTAAAATTTTAAAAACAGAGCCAGGACCAATATACACATGTGAACTGGACGATAGGTGTGATAACTTAGTAGAGTTTCCTCTTTTAGAAGTTATTGAAGACACGGGAAGTTCTTATTTAAACAACACTGTTTGTTTTGCTATAGCTTTTGCTATGTACAACAAAGTGGGAAGAATAAATATGTTTGGTGTAGATTTTACATATAAAGGTAATCTGCATTTTGCAGAAGCGGGAAGAGCCTGTGTGGAGTTTTGGCTTTCTAAATGTATCACCTCAGGTATTGTTGTAAGTGTGGCTCCAAGATCTGGGTTACTAGACACTGATGTTCCAATACAAGATAAAGTTTATGGTTATCATCGTTTAGATAATCCTCCTTTAGTTATGTTTGACCCAAAAACAAATGAATTCTATAAAATTGGTTTTAAAGAGTACACAGAGGCTGTAGAAGAAGAAAACAGAAAAAATGCAGATTTGGTTACTATTTTAAATACACCACCAGAAGCAAAAAGATATTGATATGATTGAGATAGACACAGTTGGCGGATTAGGTAATATAACTGTTGATACACAACAATACAGAGGACACCCCCCTGAGTACTGGGCACAGAAAGCTACAGAAAGAATTTGCGGTATATCTGAAAATGCAGCACCACACATCAAACAACAAGCAGAAGCATTTAGACTATCTATTTACAACACAATACTTTATTATATAAAGCAGAGCATCAATAGTGAAAGATGCACTATGAAAAACATTTTAGCTAAACAGGGTCATGAAGATTTAGCTAACATACTAACGGAGATAAAATAATGGCAATAACTTCAACACTAACAACTAGCTTTAAAAAAGAACTGCTAGAAGCAACACATAATTTTAAAGCTTCTGGTGGAAACTCTTTTAAACTAGCGTTGTACACAAGTTCTGCTACAATGGGAGCAGCAACCACAGCATATGCAACAACAAACCAAGTAACTGGTACAAATTACACAGCAGGAGGGGCTGCTTTAACTAACGTCGCCCCAACAAGTGGTGGTACGACAGGGTTTACTGATTTTGCAGACTTGACTTTTGGTACAGCTACTGTTACCGCTAGAGGTTGCTTAATCTATAACGACACAGCTAGTGGAGATCCTTCTGTGGCAACTATTGATTTTGGTGGAGATAAAACTTCCACAGCAGGAGACTTTACAATAGTTTTTCCTGCAGCAGCAGCAAGCACAGCTATTATAAGAATAGCTTAGTTAAAAAATGGCAGCGATCACTGGCTGGGGTCGAGGCACGTGGGGATCAGACACTTGGGGAGAACCCAATCCTGTTACCCTTTCAGGTCTCGCAGCAACAAGTGCACTTGGCACTGTTGCTGTTGATTGTGAAGCCAATGTAACTTTACCAACTCAAGTAGCTACAAGTGCGGTAGGAACACCTACTTTTGATTGTGAATCTAATGTATCAATTTCAGGAGTAGCTGCTACAAGTGCTTTAGGCACTATTAGTGTAGAAGTCGGAGTCGAGGTAACTCTTGCTACTCAAGTTGCTACAAGTGCACTAGGTTCTGCTGGTGTAGATGCCGAAGCCAATGTAACCCCAACAGGACAGTCAGCAACAGGAGCAGTTTCTGGTGTAGGGGTAAATGGTCAAGCGGTTGCTGTTCTTCCGAGTGCAGTAGGAACGGTAGGTTCTGTTTCTGTTGACGTAGACGGAGAAGCTAATGTATATGTAACTTTAAGTGCAGCCACAAGTGCTGTGGGTAGTGTTACAGTTTACCACAACGCAGTGGTTACACTTTCTGGTTTAGCAGGAACAGGTGCAGTAGGTACTGTCACCCCAGTAGGAAAAGCTAACGTAAGTGTATCTGGTATTTCAGCCACTGGTTCTGTTGGTTCTGTGACCACAGCAGCAAACGCTGATGTAGCACCAACAGGTCTCGCAGCAACAAGTGCACTTGGCACTATTTCAATTGCTTTAGGCATGACGATCCAAGTTACAGGACTAGAGGCAACAGGTTCTGTAGGTTCTCCGACTACAGTTTCTAAAGCATCTGTTACTTTAGTGGGGGTAGAAGCAACAACAGGAACTCCACAGGTACTGGTTTGGGGGTTAATTGACGATAGTCAAAACCCAAGTTGGACAGGGGTAAACGATAGTCAATCACCAAGTTGGACAGACATAGACGACAGTCAATCTCCAGATTGGGAAGAAGTGGCTTAACTATTGAACAAAAAAGGTATATAATCATAATATAGAAGAGGATTAAAATGGCAAGCACATACGTTAATGACTTAAGACTCAATGAAATGGCTACTGGAGACGGTAGCGGAACTTGGGGTACAACTACAAATACAAATTTAGAATTAATTGCAGAAGCTTTTGGTAGCGGTTCTGAGGCACTTTCTGATGCCTCTACTGGAACTATTACTATGGCTGACGGAGCAAGCGATGCAGCTA